GATGATTTATAGGTTTAAAATACTGCTCTACAGTAAATTCAAATTCCGAAGTGTTATAATCAAATTCTGTATAATCTCCGGCAGGAACTACCGACAGTTCAACCTTTTCACCATCATAAGAAAATAGCAATTTCGCATCATAGTCATTGAGCATTGCCAAAAGGCCATCATAAGCGTAACAATACCGATAAAATTGATAATTATTGATAGTAACAGGACTTACCGCGGATGAAGCTTTAAAAAGTGAAGTAAGCCCAAGTTTTGTGAGCAAAGAATCTATTACTGCGTTTGCTTCTCCTGAAACAATATAGTAATCTTGGCCGCTGTCAGGCTGCACCACCTTACTATTCAAGATTCCGTGCCATGTTCGCCCAGAATAAACAATTTCGCCCTTCTTGGAATCTACAGTAATATTATCAACAATCCCCCCATACTCTGTACGATCCACATAGACATAACTTCCAGCTGTGCATTCGTTAATTTTTGCATCTAAGGTGAGTTCGAAAGTGTTTTCTTCAGTTCCATAGGCAAGGTCAAAAGTAAAAGCATTCAAAACACCAATATCTTTGCCCTCACTGTCCGTATATATTACGTCCAAATTGGCTCGCTCCTCTCATCATAAAAAGTGATGTCAACATTTCCACTACGTACAAAAAAATTCTTTCCGACAGGGATTTTACGGAAAAGGTCATATTGCCGATTACGATAATGGAATATTGATTCTTTTTCACCATTTGCTTTATGTATATATGCTTTCTTTTGCCTTGAATCTATAACTGCATACTCCCCTTGAGGTATGGATTTATTGATGTTATAGATATTCCCTCCAATATTGATATCAATTGATTCAACATAACCATAAATTATCATTCGGAAATTAGAAGGACTATAAAAATCATTTACCACATACTCCATCCCTGTTTCCCAGAAGTCATAGCCATAATCATGAGGAAAATCAAATCCCCCTCTAGATGCAAGGTTTTTGGCCCTAAATGTAACTTCAAGGTCTCTTGTCCAAAAAGGCTGATCAGTAACAAATTTCAGATTTATTTTTATAAAATTCGCCTGTATGTTGTAGTCAGTCTTTTTTGATTCTGTAATATACCCCAAAAGGTAGTAGTCTCCAACCCAAATTTTGCCATACTCCTGAGCTTCAATGTCCTCATCAGCATAATTCATAAGCATGTTTTTGATCTGCGTAGCTCTCTGCTCAGTTTTTGCCATGATTACAAGGGGAAGGCTCTTTTTTTCTATCTTTTTGTAGAAAGATTTGATTTTATTATTTCCTGTTTTATAATCCCAACTGTAATCTCTAAGGTCATTGGAATTAATATAAATCCCTTCCCCATCACCTATGGTTATTTCTTTATTATGATGGTTTGTGTATCTTATTTGCTCATACATAAGCTACCTCTTTTACTAATCTCCCGAGCTGCCGCTTGTTGTAGTTGAGTTCTACTCCTTCTCCGAGAAGGTCAAGAATTTCTCCTAATTTTGCGTTCTGATCTGCCATGAGAGCTGCTAATTCATCAAGCATCCTTTGACGGGTTTCATTTCCCTCTGCTTTGACGGTCAAATCATCAATTGAAGATTTAACCATAGCCGATGCATCAAACGTTCCTAGGGACTCAGAAAGTGGATCAAGCGCCTTCTGAACTTCTCCAACCGCTTTACCTGCTACCTTCGCCATTCTTTCCCCATCAAGGTTTTGTTCAAAGCCGGCCTCAATACCAAGAGCAAGAAATTTGCCGACTTGATCCCTCATAACCCTTGACGGTGAATGAATACCGAAGAATCCCTTAATGGCCTTTAAAACAGAATTTGTAAATCCGCCAATTTTATCAATGATCCAGTCTGTGACTGACGTAATTCCGTCCCAAAGTCCCTTTATCAGGTTCTTTCCAATATCCAACATTTTAGATGGCAAATCTTTAAAAGCATCAATAATTCCTTTTACTACATCTGATACGGCATCTGTTGCGCTCTTTAGCATGTCACCGCCCCATGTACCGATATCGGTTACGATTTTTACAAGGAAATCCCAGATTTTTCCGGGAAGGCCGGTGAAAAAAGTAACAACAGCATTTATGGCAGAACTTGCGGCATTGCTCATTCCAGACAGCAGATTACCTGCCCATGCTGAAACATTGCTTATAATTGTTGCAAAAAAGCTTGCTATCTGTCCCGGCAGTGAAGTAAAGAAATTAATCACGGCATTGATAGCATTGCTTGCCCCTGTGCTCATGTTGCTGATAAGGTTTGCAGCCCACGAAGCTACATTTGAAATGATATTCGCTAAGAAAGACGCAATTTTCCCCGGCAGTGAAACAAAAAAGTTGACAACTGCGGTTATGGCACTGCTAGCTGCTGAACCCATATTGGAAACAAGATTACCACCCCACGAAGCTACATTTGAAATTATATTGCCAAGGAATGACGCAATTTTCCCCGGAAGTTCCGCAAAAAAGTTGACAACTGCGGTTATGGCAGTGCTCACAAATTGAAAAAGCGATGACACAACTGCTCTAAATCCCTCCGATGTATTCCAAAGGTATATAAGCCCTGCTGCAAGAGCTGCTACAGCTGTTACAACAATTCCAATAGGATTAGCCGACATTACCGCATTCAAAGCCGCCTGTGCTCCTGCTACAAGGTTAGTAACGCCTTCAACAGCCATCATAGCCACTTGGTAAGCTCCTGCCGCTATTGCATGAGCCGCCATGTTGGCTGTTACAAGCCCTACGGCTGTTGCTATTCCTGTTAACACTGCCAAGAAAAGATCTGCACCATCTGAACCGCTTGTAAGCCATTCAGCAAACTGCACACCATAGTCAACTACTGATGCTAAACCCTCTATAAGCAGGCTTATAGCCCCACTTACTAGCTCAATTCCTCCATTGAGTAGCTCTGTAGCCGCATTTAAAGCATCACCGCTTTCAATCCACTCTTGGAATTTCTCAATTACGCCACCTACAGCATCTGTAATCGGTGAAAGTGCTTCTTTTAACTTATCAAATGATCCGCTTATTCCCTCTATTGCCGTTGATATTGACGTTTTAATGCTATCCCATGCTCCACCAAAGCTTGAATTACTTATAGCACTGTCTATTTCACTGAAAATCGAACCCATCAAGGCAGGAACTGTGTTAATTATTGTCTCCCCTACTGTTGATAGTGCTTCTAATCCTGCGCTTATCATGCTTGGAACAATAGCGGCAATCAATTCGGGGATTTTCTCGGTGATATAAGGTGCGGCAGAAGCAATAAAACTTCCTATTCCTTCCATTGTGGTTTCAATCCTTGGAATTATCTGATTTAATAGTCCCTCGCCCTCTGCTTCGCCAAAAACAGATGTTATAAGGCTGTTCATTGCAGCGCTTAAATCGCCACCGCCCGAAATAGCCGTTATAACATTCTCCCATGCTGCTTTCGTTGCGGTTGCTGAACCTTCAAGGGTTTTCATGGCTTCATTGCCTGTTGTACCTGCTATGCCCTGCGCTTCTTGTACACTCTCAATAGCTGTTATGATATCTGCGAAGCTATCAATTGTTAAATCAGAGCTTTCGCCAATTGATGCCCTATACTCGTTAGCATCTGCTATTAACGCTAACATACCTTCTTTACTGCCACTGTACATTTTTAATTCCACATAGTTCGCTAGGCTATGTGCGTTCTCTTATGAACTGCTATACCTTTATATATTCGTATAGATTAGACTATCTCTTGAATAGCTTTCGCTAAACCCTCGCACTTCCATCCGCTTGGATGTACCCTACTCGCTTCCACCTTTGTTTGGTGTGCTTTTGGTAGTCGTTACACGTTCACCATTGACATATTCAAAACGATAATATCTAGTTTTTCCTCTTCTCCCGAATGTACCTTCCTTTAGCCTTAATGATATGTTTCCTATCGTGCAATCAAAATATTTTGCCACATCCGTAATGGAATTAAATACCATATCATTGCCAGACTCATGAATGACTCGGATTTTTTCGCTTCTAACTCCGTATGTGTTAAACCGTGAGTTTTGCTCTGAATAAGTCGCCCATCGCAAATTACTCAAGGAATTGTCTAGTCTGTTACCGTTTTTGTGGTCTACTGTTGGTTTGTTTTCTGGGTTAGGAATAAAACACTCTGCCAAAAGTCTGTGAATTGGTCTTTTTCGTGATTTCCCATTTTCGTACAAATCCACGTACCTATACCCGTTATGCATGTTTACGTACGTTGACTTTATACATCCGTTTCTGTCGTTCCTAACCTCTCCATCCTCATTGATCGAGTAGTTGTAACCATCAATTTTTTTCCACATTTGCGACACCTTCCTTTTTTATAGGTTTTTGCTACTTTAATATTATAGCATAAAAGGAAAATATCTGCATCAATGGCGCTTCGCACGGTATCGCCCTAATCAAAGGGTTTTCACCGTTTTCACGAGGTTTATACTAGGCAACTTGGCATGTTTTACCCAGTTTTAAGTTATCTAACATCGTATAATTTTCACGAGCGAAACCTTTAAAAGCGTTGGACACGTCCTCAAAATTTGAACCGAACACGTTAACATTGTCGCTCATTGCCCTCATAGCAACATCTGTCATGTCAGCGGCTTTATTTACATCACCGCCCAAAGAGCTAATAAGTGAAGCACTAAACTGTGTTGCAGTTTCCATGTACTCATTAGCGTTCATTCCTGCGGTTTTATAGGCTTCGTTAGCATATTCTTGAAGTTTCTTTGATGCATTGCCATAAAGCTTATCTACACCACCTACAAGCTGTTCGTAATTGGCGTAGCTTTTAATGGATTGCATTCCAAAAGCGCCAACTGCTGTTGTAGCCGCTCCAATTGCCGCCGCTCCGATTTTAAAACCTTTGCCGATTACGTCCATTACAGAATCAGCTGCTGTCTTGGCTTTACCTAATCCATTTTCATATTCACTTGAATCTAATCCCAGCTTGGCGAATAATTCAAAAACTACATTACCCATTTAGACTCCTTAACTTGTCTTTCAGATTCAAAATGACCTCGTTTGCTGTTCTTGTTTCTTCTTTCTTTGGCTCAATCATATCTGCATATTTCATCTGTATGTAACTACCTCCGCTATATTTTGCCGTATTTTCTCCGATTAGCCTTAACGATTCTGTTACATACATCTTGTATGCTTTCTCTTCTTGCCTTTTCTTAAAATAGGCCATGTAATGTTCGATTACATAGCCTATCCCTAAAAGCTCCAAAAGTTCAAAATTCAAACTTTCTAAGCTATTCAGATATTCTTCACAGGAGTCTGAAGATGAGCCAATAATGAGAAAAAATTTACTACACTCTTGTTCTGGAGCATTTCCATGATGCATTCCATGTATTCGTCCATTGTGTAGTTATCTACTTCGCTTGGCTCTACAAAGCAACACAGCGCCAAAACATCAAGCGTTTCCTTAGGGTGAAGTACAAGCATGTTATCAAAAATCTTGTTAAGGTTTTCGACTAACTGCTTTTGCTTCAATTCTGCGTTTTCCTTGGCGATCAATACTCTTTCTTCTGCTGTAGCATCAATCGGATAAGGCTTATAAACAGGCTGAATGCTTCTGATCTTCATAAGGTCGATTACTTCAACCCAATTTTTGACAGCATTTTTGATTTTTGCTGTCTGTGCGATAAATTCACTTGGTTTGCAAGTTGCTAAATTCTTCATATTTTACGCTCCTGTTTTTTCCGGGTCTGCGCTATAAAATACCATTGGCACTTCCTTCTGTGCGCTGATAGAAACGTGACCGATTATATTAAGTGCTATCTGTCCCTTACCATTCTTTGTTGTCTGTAGTGAGAAACCTTCTGTTGAAAGTGCATTCTTAAGCTGAACTGCTACGAATCCGCCATCTGCTCTATCACCTACCCACCAAATATCGCTAAAATCTGTCTGCTTTAAATCCATTCTTGGAATGATCTTGCTTGTATCTGTTCCATCAATGTCTGCGCAACCAAGTGCAAGCTTGATAAGTTCGGGTGATGTGCCGAGTGATGTAGTGGAAATTGAACACTCCCATCCGTCAAGGTGTTTAAATTCCTTCATATTGTTTGGCACGTTGTCTACATCTTCGCCAAAATCGGAAAATGTAGGCTTGCAAACAGGGTTAACACCGCCTGTTGTTGCACAAATGATATCAGCATCTGCAATTGTTGGGTTAGCAGGGTCAAAGTTTTTGAGGAGTACACCTGCATCAAGTTGGAGTGCTGAAAAAGTATTTTCGGGAATTACTGTAAATCTACCCATTTTTTACCCCCTTAGTATTCTGTTAAAAATTCATAGTTAATGTTTAATAATATACGCCTTACTGCATCATCACTTTCATCTTTCATGCGCTGTGAAAAAGGTGTGCCTTTGGTTATGTACAATCTTCCACCATCTATTTTAATGCTTGGTGGGTACATTCTGACGATTGCTTGCGCTATTTCTTCGGCTTTTTCGGAAATCTCTTTCCATGAATATGAACGATACCATAATGATGTATTGCTCATTACTGTATTGCCTATACTATCAGTTTCAACCGAATATGTGATATATGGCAGTTTTGCATCATCGGGAACTGTGTTTTCATCATATGCAGTTAATCCAAAACTTTCCCAAAAATACTGTATTGCTTGCCCTTTTGTCATGACTGCTCCTGTGGTAAACTCCATTCCTCTGCTGATACTTGCCGCATATTCAAATTAGCGCTTATCGGTGTTGACTTATCGTCACCATCACTTGTTACTCGGAATATCTTGTTATCGGATTTTCTCTTGAATACATCATGGTACTGCAAATTGATGTTTTTCTTTGTTGTGACAGTATACAAGGCTGTTACCCCTTGCTGTTCGGCTGTTCTCGCTTGCATAGAGGTATCTAATGTTATAGCCGCATCAAATACCGCACCATCTACCCAACTAGGTTTAAAACCGCCATAACCATCGGGAACTGTAACCCTATCCTGCATCACACATTTACTTGTAAAATCATCAATAAGGCTCATATTCTGATTCTCCGATACATATTCAAGCGCTTAGAAAAAGCATCCTGCCAAGTTATAGCACCGCCTTTTGATCCGCTTGCTTTAGAATATGAATAACCCCCGAAAGACTCCGACTGATAAGGTGAATTCACGGTGCTATAATCGTTTATCCACTTCTCAATATCTTTCGCAAGCTCTATGACCGCTTTAGGCACTGCCATAAGCCATATCGAACCTCTAAAAGTTTCATCTTCTAATACAAGCTCTTCATCATAGCGGTAAACTCCATCATTGAATGCTGAACCTGCAACCCTAAAATACTGATTTGGCTTGATTGCTCTTAGGAATGCTTCATTTTCAATCTTGCTATCCTTAATAACGATCTCGCCAAAAATCTTAGGCTGCCCTTTATCAAAGAAATTTTTAATTTCCATGCAAAGCTCATTCAGCATCATTTCTTGGCCTTCCCCTTCTCTTCTTTGGCTTTTCGGCATCTTCTTCCTCAATAGGGTTTTCCGGCGGATTCATAAAACCTTCAACCGGCTCTTTGGCTTTTACTTCTGTTTCACCGGCTTCATTTTCTACAATTTCCACCTTCTCAATAAGTGGCACATGCCGCCTATTTGCATCGGTTGATAACTCCTTAAGCCTCATTTCAGAAACTTTCATGCCATCGTGGGGGAATACATCCCCCACTTTGTAAGCATGGTTATTATCTTGTAAATCCGTGAAATACTTAATAACCTTATACATTTATCATGCTCCTGGATTTTCAACAGTTCTTGTGTAATAGGTCTTACCGGAAACAACTGTAGTATCTGTTGTTCTGAAGTAATTATTATTAGAATCCTTCTCATACCACATTTGTGCGCTTGGATTGCCGGTTGGATTAGAAACAGCGGTAAATGATTCCGTACCAACGGAAACAACTGAAATTCCATCAAGGAATTCAGCCCAAAGAGCCATGCCCATAAGTGCAAAACTCTCACCAACAGCATGTGAATAATCGCCATTTGCATGGAATCCGATAAGGTTTGTTTCGCCATCGGTTGTGTAAACAAGTCCAAGCTGTGCAAAATCTGAATTGTTGGGATTTACATAGTAAAGGTCGATATTTTCAACCGGTGTTGAAATTACCTCGCCTCTTGCAATCTCGGATGAAAGAATAAGTATTTGTGCGCCCATGAAGTTTTCAACATAATCAATGCCGAACTGTGTTTGAACAGTAAGATTAGCGGCTCCAAGGTACTCATATGCATCAAGTGTATTAACCCATGTAACAACTCCGGTTACATTCTTGTGCATCTTCTTAAACTTATCCTTTACAAGACCAATTGACTTTGCAACAGCCATTTGGAATGATATTGCCACAGCGGTAAGTGAACCGGTTGCAAGGAAAGTATAGAATCTTCCCATAACAACATTCTGAAGTTCGTTAAGGAAGGCTTCATCTGTCTTTTGTACGGCAACAGCGGCACCATACTTTGTAACCGCCTCGATTGAAACAGCCTTTGCATACTTTTCAAGTGTTACATCAGCATATGCAACCGGCTCAACCTGAAATTCTGTGTAAGGGATTTCCTCGCCCTCTCCAACACTTGCACCACCTTGAAGTGCTTCAGACTTCATGGATGCTATATAAGATGTGAGTTTTGTTCCGGGTGCCTTCTCGATAGGGCGCATGATTCCAAGAATCTCTCTTAATGCCTCCCAATTCTGCGCAAATCTTGTGACAAAATCCACTTCTCTTGCGGCAACTGTAATATCATTTTGTTTTGTAAGTCCTGCTTTTGCTGGCATAAATTTTCTCCTCCTACTTGTTTAGAATCCGAACACTTCGTGATTTTCAGCTATGGCTTTCTGACGTTCTGATGTGTCTTTAATCTTCATGATTTCATCTTTGGTCATTTTGCCGCCTGTGCTTGTGGGCGGTGTAGCTGTTTTCGCTCCATGTGTTTCGGTTGTTGTGATAAAATCAGCCCACTCTTCTTTGATATTTTCAATAATCTTGTCAGAATCCTTGAACTTGCCATCATCTTCCATCTCAAGGCTATCAAAATCGGATACTTTGAGTACCGCAGCAATGCGCTTTTCAGAAACTCCCGCCTCTTTTAAAAGCTCTCTATAGGCATTTTCTCTTAATGCCTTTGTTTCTTTTGCGGAAATATCCTTTTTATACGCTTCAAAATCATCTTTCAATGCGTCATACTTGGTTTTCCATTTTTCTGCGCCTGTTGCCTTGTCCTCGGCATTCTGCTTTTCCCCTTTTAATGCGTCTATCTCTGTAAGTTTTTCGTTGTAGCGCTTTTTATCAACAAATTCCTTACCGACAGCATTATTGATAGCAGTTACTACTTCTGAAAATTTCTCGGAACTGATATTACCACTTTCGTTAACGTTACTTTTTAAAATGTTTAAAATATCCATACAATCCTTTCGCTGTTAACGGGTGCTACCCTAGATTGTTTTACTACCTATGTTTAGTATAGCATTTTTACAATGTTTCCACACATTGATTAACAAAAAGTTACATTTTCAATTCTTCTTTCAAAATCTGCTTGTATTCATCCAAGTGGTCAAGAATAGCAGGCTTTAAATAGGGCTTTGCCTCAACAGTTTTTCCGCTTGGTGTTCTATGCCCATATTCAACGAATGGTGCATATTCTACATTTGTGCCAACATATACCGCCTTTTCATTCATAGCAACTTCATGTGTTAATGAATTTTTTAATCTGCCGGTATCAACCGGTGCTTTTCCGGCGGCATAATCTGAGGCCTTTGCTCCAATTATGTATAGTGCATTATATATAGCTTCATTGTTTGCATTTATGATCTCTTGACTATGATCTATTAGTCTTGCCATTCTTCACCTCTTTGACATAGATATAAGTAATGCCATTTTTTTCTTTTATTTCTATAATTTCTTGCTCTGTATATGCTGATTGTATGACTTCATTTTTATCATACCATTTTGCTAAAGATATATCTGTTATATCCCTTCCAGCTTCTGTTCCTTCTTTTTCAACAAAAACCACTTTGTTGGGTGTTTTCTCGGTAATACGTCCAAAATTATCTGCCGTCTTTTGTTCTTTAGTCCATGATGATATCCCTTTTTGGTTTATTACTTCGCCAACCTTAAATTGTTCTAAGGTTTTATCATCAACTGTAATCCCTCTATATAATGGTTCTTTTACCTTCGGGGATTCATATATAAATACTTCTATAGCTTCTGCATCATTTTTATATTTTTCTGTAACGTTAATTTGAGTGCGTGTTTTAGTCTTTACATCAAACTTAGTTGCATATATTTCTTCCCCATTGCTGGCTTTTCTAATTTCTGTGGATTTATCGGATGTAAAACGCCCTATAGCATCAACAATACTTACTTTAGGAACAACATATTTATATTTATCCTGTGGTTGCTCCTTAGTTTTTGATTTCATCTTAATGTTAAATTTTTCCTTGTGCTTGTTTTTCCATTCCTCATAGCTCATATCACCAAGCTTGGAAGTGTTGCGGTTTTCCATGTTGCTCCAATCGGTTCTGTACTTTGGAAATACATGCACCATGCGACACCGGCAATTATAAACTTCACTTGGGGCACCGTTTGGATCCCCCGGAAACCTTAGCTTATTAGAAAAAGTTTCGTCAAGCTCTACTTCTTCCCCATCCATTACCGCATGGCTATCTCTTGTTCTTGCATCAAGTGTAGCAAGCCACCCTTTTTTAACCTCTATGCCACGTCCCTGCGCCCTTTTCATGGAATCAAGCCGGCCGCCATTTTGTGCGCCGGTCATAGCTGTTCTTGCGTTACGAATAGCGGCGCTTCTCCCCATGTTTGTTACTCTCTGCATCCTCTTGGCGATTTTGGGAATTGCTTCCCCTTGCAGTATGCCCTGTGTTATGGCTGATTGCAGATGTTGCAAGTTCCATCTTTCAGATTTATCAATATCAACTTTGGGCTGTGGTAACAATTCCGGATTGTCTTTAATCAATCTTTCAACGGCATCATGGTTGTATAGCGTAAATGATGTGTCGATCCTCGTTTCATGCTCTATGTTGTATGTTTCATAATTCATGTTTAAGGCATAAACATCAAGCATCTTGTCACCAACCATTTTCATGGCGATAGAATCCGTGTTGGTTAAATCCTTTGCAAGCGTATCACGCATTTGAGTATAACGCTTGCCAGTAAGCATTTTCCTTTTCCGCCACTCGGTATATTCTTTTTTGGTTATCTCACCCTTTTCATATCTGGCTTTTTGCTTTTCATCTTCTGCCTTAAACTTGGCAAAATAATTATCAACCTTCTCGGTCATTTCCTTTGCTGCCTGTGCATACTCCTTGTGCAAAGCCTCTTCAAGCTGATTTAATAACTTTTCGGATTCCTTAAAGCCATCATCCAATTTCATTATTTATACCCTCTTCTTGAAGATTATCTTCGCTTTCTTGTGAATTATCTTCACTTTCTTGAAGATTATCTTCACCATTGCCTTTGCTCATCCGGTTCATTGACTCATCTGCAATTTGCTTCATCACTTCATCCACCAAATCAATATCACCAAGGATTGTAAGAAGCTTTTTGGTAATATATTCCTGACTTAAATAGTCTGCCGCACTCAATAGCGCGTTTATTTCCTCGGCCTTGTTCGCCACTTTACTTCTTTCGAATGTTGCGCTATCTTCTATGCCAAGAACATGCAAAACGCCTTGTATAAATTCCTGCACGCAATATTCAAACATATCAGCCTTCTCATTCAACGGCTCATAAGCGGCTTCAATCTGTGTTGCTGTTACCTGTCCAGCGGCTATCTGCGTCGTATCAAGTGCCATAGCATCTTTATACATATCTGCTTCTAATCGTGTCAGATAAGCTTCACGTGATTGGTAAGGCACATCAAGCGTGTGTGCTTCTGCTTTTGCATCTCCATCCCCTACTGTAGCCGCCTTTACCACTTTCATACGCTCGATAAACTGTGCTAGGTCTACATCATCCATGCCGCCAGCGTTGGAAATAGTCCAATAAATCATACTTGCATCATCAAGATCATTAGCGAATCCGCTTTTAATCAAATCATATGCGTCTATCTGACTTCTGATTGTTATAAGTTCGCTCTGATGCTCTGGATTCCCCCACAGAGGCACTATTGGGAAAGTCGGGTAATTATAACCATCAAGAATCTGTGTCCCGTCTACTTCTGAATACGATATTACTTGCTGATATGGTTTCTTGTCACTCAGAACTTCCATATCTTCGCCCTTGCGCTTGATATACTCTGTAAACCCGTCTAATTCGTACAATGTCGCTCTAAGCGGCTTGTCAGCGGCTACCTGCCAATATCTTATCCCTGCCTTTAGCGCTCCGTCCTCTTCATCCCAAAGCGGTTTAAACTCAGTATATTTGAACACTTCTATGTGATCATGATTTACAAAAGCAAATGAAACCCCATCAATCAAAGCGGATCTTCCTGCTTTCTGTAGCTGTGTATCGAAATCACTTCCTAACAAGGCCTTTGTGTTTTCATCCCCGAAGTTAGCACCATTACCTAACAAATATTGATTTTCTTGTGTGACGAAACGCTTAAAAAATGAGCTTGCACACTTGTGATTAGCACTGAAATTATCGGGCACTGCTTCACCGCTTAATGTATACAAAAGCTTCTTGTATGCCATGATAGTAGGGTTCAACGTCTTCATGTATAATTCAGCATCATGCGCTATTTTATACTCATCCGTTGCCTTGTGGTCAGCAATTGCCCTAAAAATAAAATCCTTGCGCTCTTCTTCATCTTCACCTAACTCGATTAAATCATTATAGGTCAGCATACCTTCCCCCTTGCGTTAGAATTGAATGATATTCTTTATCACTCTTGTTAATCAGCAACCTTGCTAAGCTTGAACAGCTATCGGGACAATCATCATGTTCTGCTTCTTCGTTGTAGTCGCATATCTGATTTATATAATCTTCATCAGTGCCATCTACAAAAATTACATCTTTCCATATCTTCAACAAATACGTGGTTATCTTGATATGCTTGTTCATGCTTTCATGATAAGTATACGCCCTTAATCCCTGCTTCTTCAAATCCCTTGCCACAAAGCCCTTATCTCCATTATCTTCTATTGGCATCTTGCCACACATAAAGGCATTGTAATATTTGATTATATCGGGATAACACTTCTCAACGTGTTTTCTCCAACACTTGCCAAGTACATAATACTTTCCATCATGCTTTTTCATGATTGTAAATGCAGTAAAATCCTCTCCATCAAAAGCCGCATCTACATGTGCCATGCCCTGTTCGCACATTGCAGGGTCGCCGCCTGTTATCGGGTCTGTAAAGATTACATCTTCACTTGCTATGTGCCTTAGTTCATAATTAGCCGCAAACAATGAGGGTAGCATTTTTGACTTGATCTCGGCTAATTCTTCTTCAGTAATTACTTCCCTTACTTCTTCTCTGTAACAATCCCACTTTTCGGGTTCGGGCATGATAGAAAATGCATCGTCTCGGTGCCACGGCGTGCCTGTATTGAATATCCTACCGCCCCTGTTTTTGATGTTCTGCAACTCTTGATAGATGATCTTGGTATTATCTCTCTCTGCCTTTGATATTCTATCTTTTACATTGACAATATCATCCGTAAAAATGTAATCAAAATGCTTGCCTGTCAATGACGCACCCATACCCATACCAACCAATTGAGAAGTACCTTTAATATCTGTGGTTAGGTTAGTGCTTATTTCCGTTGCTGATTGTACTGTTAATTTTAATTGCACTCCATAAATACATTGCACAAAATATTGAGTATGCGGGTCTTGTAATATCTTCTGAACCTGTTTTATTACCTCTTTTATATCGTTATCCGTTTTTCTCATGAACATGGTTCTTTTATTCGGCAACAATATAATAATCAAAGCAAGAGCAACTGACACACAAGTAGTTTTGTACGTTCCGCGACTGCCTTGTAGTGTCTTATCACTCTTGCTTTGCAACATTTCTTTTATCCATATATTGTGGAAATTCTTTAATTTTGTAAACCCCAACATATGAGCATATTTAACAGGTTTTGTTATCAAAAAATTAACTGCCTGTTGTCTTGTCATTTTATCCCCTTTTATATCATAAGTTTATACTCGCCACCGAGCACCATTTATATTTTTATCAATCATCATTTAAAACCATGTTTTCAATTTCACTAATTACATCATTATCTACTTCTGCAACCATAACTTTTTCAACAGGCTTTTGCCCCGCAG